CAATCAATTCCATACTTAATCTTCCCATTTGTTTTTTAAGGTTAACGTCTCACCTTCAGTTAGTGGTTTAAAATCACCCTGCATCCACGTACAACTCAACTGGCCCATTGTATACCTAGTGTCGTTAGACCATAGTACAAACCCATAACCAGCTTCCTTAAAAAGGACTATAACATTTTCATCAGAGCTTACTGCTACCAGAGGGTAGCCTACAGTCTTAGTATCTTGTTTATTAATGTATTGTTTTGCATTATGTGTGGTTATGATTGTCATATCAGTCTTCACCCCATTTAAATCTGACATCTTGATACCTGCGTAAGAACAGTAGGTTAGCTGTCTCTACTAACATCTCCTGCCATGTGAGGTGGGTAGTACCGTCCTCTGACATAACACCATCTGGGTACTTACTCTTATATTCCTTGGCTACAAACTTAGCCATGTCATACTCAGTGATGTATTGCTCGATAGCTTTGGTAGCTGTCTTAATACCGTAGCCGCGCTTACCTTTAGTACCTGATAGACCCTTGATGTTGTCTATCCTGTCACCCATTAACATCTGAATGTATAAGTTACGGCACGCCTGTAAGGGAGTGACATACTCTACACCTTTTTTAATGTTACCTAGTCCTAATTGATAGCCGGATATAGTACGTAAGTCCTTATCACCTGAAGCCACGATAACACTACCTTCGTTATCTCTAGCTGCCTGTGCTACGGAGTCATCAGCTTCCATACCTTGACACACCTTAGCTCTGAACCTATCTATCATGAATTGTCTGCACTCATCGTAATAGACTGGCTTCACCATCTCCTTGCGGTTACCCTTGTAAGCTTGGATAGTGGCATCTTCATTACGCCACAAGGTAGAACCCTTAGTTAAGTACCAAGACTGAGGAGAGTTACGGGTAGCATTCTTAATGAGTAGTCGCTTCTGCTTCAGTATCATCTCGCACTTATCGAAATCCTCTATCCAATCTAGATAGTCAAGGTTTACTACCTGCGCTGCTAGGTGTGGGTGTTTTTTACACCACTTGTTGTATTCTGCCTTACCCTTGCCATGGAATAAAAGTTTACCTCCCTCGCCGTAGGCTATAGGTTCATGATGTTCTACAGCAAAGCCTGCTGCATACACAAACATATCCGCATCTACTAGAGTGCGGCACTCCCTCCAAGGGAGGGCGTCACGTGGGGGTACATCAGATAGAGGTTGCTCTAAATCATCCATGTAAGGGAGTGGGTTTACTAGCATACTCTACTCCTTGGGAAGTATTTCCCACTTACCATCGCTGTTAACAGCATGGTGTGTATCACTGAGTGATTTCTTTTCTATGAATGCCTTAGCTTTGTCTTCACTGAAGAAGTACTTCGGCTTACCGTCTTGTCCTAATGATTTATCTTTAGACATCGGCTACCCCCTCTTGTAGTACATAGTAGTACTTAGATTTTACATTACACTTACCAGACTTTTGCATTCGTTGTACTACCGTCTGCACTACGTTAGGTGGTAGTGATGTTAGCTCTACTAGTTCATCTGTGCTAGCCATACCGCGCTCTCTAATGAAGCGCTCTATCTGGTCAGCACGACTTGTGTACGTATGCTCAGGCTTATGTAGGCTATATTCCCCACAGCCTATACGGTATAGAGCTAGGTTGTGTTGCTGGTTGTGATATACATTCTGAAGTACAGCGCGTGCTACTTCTATCTCCACATCTAACACTCTAGCTATTAGCCCCGATGTAAAGATCACGTCGGGATTACTACGCATAAATGCCAGTAGCGTAGGTACTCTGTTTACGTTATATGTCTTACCCATGTTATTCTCCTACTGATTTTAATGCTGCTTCTGGATAAATCTGAACACTACCAATTTCAGTGTTTGACTCAACGCTGTACCCGCGAGGTGTCAGTGTAGTGCTATAGTAACCAACAACTTTACCTGTCCATGATGAGCCTTTAATCTTTGTAACTTCATCGCCCAACCCCCACGTTGGGTTTTCAAATACAACACCCATGCTATTCTCCTTCATCTATCTCTGAACGCCTGACTGTAACCTTTAGGTTGTAGGCATCGTGTTTGTCTCCAATAAAAGAACCCCTCACAAGGAGGGGCTACCAAGGTATATCGTCATCGAAGGGGAAGTCCTCATCAGTAACTTCCGGTATCGGTGTACGTATAGTTAGGTCCAGCTTAACTGGTTCCCATGGTGGAATGTCAGCGGTGCTGGTATCACTCGTCTGCTGCGTCAGAGTAGATTGTTTCGATTCCATCTTTAACGTAGTTATCTCCCTGTTCGAGAAATCGGGCAGTCAGATAATCTAGATACATTAAGTAAATATCCATCTTCTCTGAAGTAGGTGCCTCTAACTTCATCGTGTCAGTCTTGGCTGGTAACTTGATAGCTTCCTTCTCTAGCATAGCGCCTAGCACTTTGATAGCTTGCTCACGTGCAAAGCCTAGCCCTGCTCGTAAGTCTTTCTCTGCCCAGTTTGTTTCTCCCTTGGCTGGTGCTTTGGCCCCAGAGCTACCCTTGCTAGGGTATGAGTTACCGCCTTTAGTGCTGCCACCCCCATTACCACGAGAGTTGCCACTGTCAGTAGAGCGAGAGCTACGAGACCCACGGGAGTTTCCAGCGCCATCATCACCACGACTGTTACCACGGCTACCGTTACGACTACTGCGGTTAGCGCCGCGTGTCTTAGGTTCTACTAAGTCAGTGATTTCTAGAGAGTCCAGCACCATATTTAGGAACTTTCCATTTTCCTCAGCATCAAAGGTTATAGTACTGCCTTCCCCAAACTTAGGGGCTTCACTTCCCATACCGAATAAGTCCGTACTATTCTCATTAGTATCTTCCACCTTAACACGATAGAAAGTACCGCCATTACGTGTAGGAGTTGATAGAATCTCTAGTACTTTTCCTTCTACAAAAAATGTAGTCATATTATTTCTCCATTAATGATGAATAATCAACACCTTCCATTCGGATAGGTGGTATTGCTGTTACTACAATCTCACCCCCATCTATGTCTACAACTTCTGCATCATATTGTGATGGTTGGAAATGTAAGTCACCCCCTCCCCAGTAGTCACCAGCTTGGTAGCCTACACCGAGAGGTACATTGAACTGTAAGTCATACACTGTGTCTAAGAATTCGTACACCCACCAAAGGAATGTCCACTTACTTATCTCGTATAGTTCTTCCAGTTCGTCTTCAGGACTCTCCGCTATCACTGAGTCATGCACAGTGTTAACTAAGAAAGTCTGCATTTCTTTACGCTTGATTATGTGCCATGTAGCAACGAGTGCTATAGGTATAATCTCTGCTGTTGCTAAGTTCTGTACGGGGTAGTTACAGATAGATGGGAAATCTTGACAGTACCCGCTATTAGAGACAGAACAATTAGGATAATAGAATGTTATCCCTGTTGCGTGTGTTATCTCCTTGGCACGTAACACCTTAGCCTGCCACTGCTGCTGTGCTTTGGTGATGTCTGCATACTTCTCACGGAAGGCTGCGTAATATGCCATCTGTGAATCAGTACCATACTGCCCGCCATACAGAGGCTTAAACGTGTCAGCCTTAGCTAGTGTACGCCAGTCACCTCCCTTGGGTGCTGTCTTCTTCTGTGCTGCTACCTCATCCACAGTACAGTTATTGAGAACCGACGCAGTAAACGAATGCACATCGACACCGTCGACGATGTCTTGGCATATTCGTACGTCTTGTCCAACGAAACCCGCAACTCTGAATTCGATTTGCGCACCGTCCATTTCAACAACCTTCCACCCCTTATTACGTGCCGAGTATAAAGGCTTGTATTTCCTTGGGCTGTTTTGAAGCTGTATACTCTTGGCCTTCGGGTATCCTTTAAACTTGATTTTGATACCACTAGAAGACAAGCGGTGTGTAACTGTTTGTGCTTGGTTGAACTGCGCGTAGAATAAACAATCCTCCTTCTCTGTAACTACTCCATAGAAGTAGTCTAGATTTTTAGTTAAGTCAGCATTCAGTTGAGCGAAAGTTTTCTTTAGTTGTAAGAACTTAGCTTGCTTCTTGTTCTTAGGTGTAAAGGAAAGTATCTCCTCCCCTGTTGGACGGTGTTCTACTCCCTTCTTCTTTAGAGGTTTGAACTTGAGTACATCGTAGATAAACTCTTGCATCTGAGGGACAGACCTAGGGTTACGTCCGTCTATCATTAGCATTAGTTCAGCTTCTACATCCGCCATATTCCTAGATGCCTGCTCATACTCCTTAACGACCTTCTCTTTATCTAGGTGTACACCACGTAGTTCTATATCAGCTAACACTGGTGACAGTAAGCACCTGTTATAGAAGAGATGTAGTACATCACGCTCTACCATCTTATCCCGTAAGACTTTCCAAAGATTACGTGTCTGAAATATGTCAGACTTATTACGCTTCTCTAACAGAGAGCGAGGGATGTCACGTGGGCTAACACCACACCTCATTAGCTTATCTACTAGTGGGTCTTTAGTTACACCTAAGTGTTCCTTAGATAGTGTACCTAGTGCAAGTGCTCCCTTCTTACCAGCCTTTAAGTTACCAGTCAGTACATACTCAGCTAACATAGTGTCTGCTAGTAGGATACATGATGGGTCAAGGCCAGCACGGATAAGCCATTTGATATCGAACTTACCATTATGTGCCACAACAAAGTCAGCTTCATACATCTCTTGTATCAACTCAGCCATGTCGTGTATGCCGCCATAGATAAACTTCTCATCACCTCTACCACCATGACCTCGCACCCATGCAGCAGATACTAAATCATTCTGCTCCCATGTAGCGTCAGGGCTACGTTCATCACCGTTGGTGTCTGTCTCTAAGTCGAGTACTAAGTAGTTATCTGATAAGTAGATGTTAGGGTCTAGGTTAAGAAGGAAGTCAGGTAAGTAATCATAGTAATCCTTGCTCATGTAAGCCCTCTACTGAGTCTGTTAATGTCACTAGACGTAATCTCCCACGTTTCCGGTCTTCATCTGAAGTTACACATAACCTATGAGCTAGGCATACAGCTAATGTGACCGTGCTGAGTACAATAACTTCATCACCATATATTAAGCGGTCACAATAAGGACAGCACGGTGTGCTATACGCGGCGGGTGTGTCGCTCTTTACGATATATTCCTTAGCCATCATCTTTCTCCTTCGGTGGTAAATCGTACACTATAAATCTATTTGGGTCAGCTTCGTACAGCTTCTTCCAGAATGGGTCCTGAAGCATACGTTCTAGTTGCTCAGGGTGTACACGTATTTTATTATCCATATTTAATCTCCTGAATCTACACATGATTTAAATGGATTGATGAAAGCATACACACCATCATGTATACCACTGGCCTTGTTCTTACACACATTAAGATACAGTTGTCCATGCTCTTTCATCTGCTCAGTACCCCCGACACCTATCATCACATCTGCTTGTGCTGCCACCTCACGGCGGGAACCAAACACATCTGATTGTTCAAGCTTAACCTTAGCATCTATGGCCTTGCCTTTCATATCAGTAGATGCTGCTTGTGTTAGGGATACACCCACCACCTTAGTACGCTTGTATAACATACGTAGTTGATACATCACTTCCGCTTGGGCGTCATCGAATGCCCCCTTGCGTGGCGCTGGTGCTAGGTTACGGGCTTGGTCACATATAACTATGTCAGGTTTAAAGTGTTCTATTAAACGCTCAACATCTGTTACAGATCCAGGACTTAACTCTTTGAATATTATGTTGTTATACCCCTCTTCCTTGGCCTGCTCAGTCCAGTACTCATCATCCCCTCTCACTATCTCAAGTGTCTGACCTACGAAGTTACATACGATACGCAGTACCATTCTATCTGCGGGGTCCTCATTACCTATGTAGAGTACAGTCTTATCAGCATAGCCGTAGTCACCTGCTATCTGTATAGCAACCGCAGATTTACCACGGTTAACACCACCGAACACAACAACGTGGTCGCCCGCCATCATGTTAAACACAATGTCACCTAGTAGATTAGGTAGGATAGATAGGCTGTCCCCTTCATCTAATGTACGTGTTAGCTCTGATACAGTGGCCCCTTGATATACATCGAATAAGTCATCCTTAGTCTCTTCTGATTGAATGCCTAGTTCATGTACTTCTTTGTACTCCACTGCTATGGTTGCTGCCTTAGCACTATCGCCGCCAGCTAGAGCGGCAGTCATGTCTGCACCGAGGCGCTTGAGTCTCTGCTCTGTTAGGTAGGTGATTAAGTTAGAGGGGCTGGCCTCTGGTAGGTTCTCGATAACAACACTTAACTTCTCGTATGACAAGGGCTTACGATTCTGGATAGTACCTAGTAGTAGCTTGATGTCTACACTAGTGGCCTTGCTCTCTGCTTTGTAATAGTTACCGATGTGTTTGAACAGTTCCATTCCATTAGGTGAAAGGTCGGTGGTAGCTTCCAGCTTAACTACCACCTCGTATGCCTCACGGCTAGCGATACATGCAGCTACAATAGCTGGTTCACTTTCCATCAATCAATCCTTAGCTGCCTCTTGATAGTGACAACGAGTTTATCCATATCAGCATCACTCATATCTTTTGGGTCCTCATCATACAGAGGTACGAATGTGATAGAGTGAAAGTATAGGCCATAAGTGTAGGCCATCTTTGCTGCCTTAGCTGTAGCATCAGCATCTAGCACTAAACATAGTCTCCGCTTACCAGCTCTCACTAGTTCCATTAACGTAGATTCTTGTATGCTTGTACCTGATAGAGCACAGCTAGGTAGATATTCATTACAACGTAAAGCAGAGGGGAAGTCTTCGAACACTGCGACATACTCCTCGAACTGTGCCTTGTGTGGTGTCATCATACACGTGAGACGGTAGTCACTAGGTAATGTATTGTAATGAGCTTTAGCTTTTGGTCCCCTTAGATTACGACTGTTAAGTACAAGGTCATCATACCTCCGTGCAAGATAGCCCTCGTGTCTACCCGTCATAGCTTTGATAGGGAAGAGTACACACTCTGTAGTCTCTGACCACATCACACCATTAATCATCAACATCTCTTCATCCATCCACCAGAAATAAGCTAGTAACCATTTGAGCACATCATTAGGTAATGGCTCTGCATTCAGCGCATTAACATGGCACTTAGGTTTGCGTAGTTTACTAGTGGTAGGACGGTAGCCCATCTGTCCGACTCTGCCGGATAAGCTGCACTTAGCACGGTAGCATTTATATGTCAGACCTTCAGGACTACACCAGATTAGAAGGGAGCGTTCACTTGTGCCACCACCGTTACAGACTGGGCATACTAAGTGTTCGCTCCTATCTCCAATTGCTAAGTCAGTTGATAAGTCTAGGATGTTCTGGTCATAGTCGTTAGACCTCACATTACACCCAGTTCTTTACACATCTGCTTAGCCTGTGCTTCTGTAAACTCTAGAAGCTGACGCTTGTTCACCAACACAGAGGTGTGTGGTTTGCCCAGTGTGATACGACCGCCATCATATAGTGCATAGCGTACAACACGCTGGTTTAATTCCTTATTGAATGCGATGTGAGCACGCTCATCGAATGCTTGGATACGCTTGAGTGCGTACTCGATAGGGTAGAATGGTTTGTTGTCAGTATGTGTTTTGTTTTTACGATTGGT